TTTGTTTATAACAGAGCAAGGTAAGAAGTTAGTTAACCATTTGGTAAAGCTAATTCTGAAGACCTGCACCTACTCAGTAGGTGACATGGTCTCGAAGTGGAAAGAGCTAAGCAATTTCCTCTACAACCGCCTAGGAGGACTAAGTCCTATCCTACCGGTCCCAAAGAATAGTAACTTCTTCTGGAAGTATCTTTCTTTATGGCCTAAGATTCAAAGAATCGTAGACCAAGATGTGGACAAAGCACTCTTAGAGAGCTTTGCCCATTTAATCTCTTCTCGCCAGCTTCCAGCCGGTGATTGGAGATGCGAAAACAAAGCCCTTCAGGTCTTTGTAGACAATGTGGAAAATCCTTTCATCTTAGATGAAAGTATTTTAAGCGACTCATTCCTTTTAGGAATGAGATTAGGGGAGAAGTGTCGTCTTATAGATGACGTTGTCGTAACAAATCCGCACATCTCTTTGAGTTGTGCCGGATCCTACTACCGAACCGTCCTTGACGGTGGTAGAGGGGCCGAAATCCGAGAACGGATCAAGCCCCTGCTGACCTATATTCCAAAGGAAGATGAGGCAGTCGATACGCCATTCGGACAATTATATTGTCCTGCTGGCGAAGAACGGTGGAGATACTGGTGCCGTGCGGCACCATTCACCGTATATAGGGAAACCCCTTTTGGGGAACCTATACCAGAAGAGATTTTCGTTGAACGTAATCTATTCTATCAAGGATATGATGAAGCCATTGGCAATCAGATCCTTGTGTGTGCTTATCTTGATTATCAAGAATGGTCTAAGACCAAAGCACCAATCCCATGTAGGGTACTAACGGTACCAGAACCGGGATTTAAAGCTCGTATAGTGTCCACAGGACCTTACTGGCTTAACGTCCTTCAACAGGCGCTATCGCACCAACTGAAGGATGTATTGGCAGGTCACCCCTCTGTGAGGAGTTCCCTGCAAAAGACTGATCAGGCTTGGCAAAGCCTTTACCTGATGTCTAACAAGGAATATCCTTCGGACTTCCTTGTACTATCTTCGGACCTCAAAGAGGCCACGGATCATATACCGAAACAAGTTGCTGTGCAACTTATATCGGGGTTTTGTCAGGGATGTTCCATAAGAACAAACCTGTTAGAAGTAGCTCTCGACCTCATAAAGGCCGATCGACTATTTGAAACCAACGTGGTTATTTCAAAGAAACAACCACGCGGCATCATGATGGGAGAACCCTTAGCAAAGGTTGTCCTATCACTTCTTAATCTGGCGGTAGAAGAATACGCTATGCGTAACTACCTAAAGATTAATCTCGGAAAGTCATTTTATGACTCACCAAAGTGGCGCTCCTACCATATTGGAGGAGACGACCATATTGCAGTAGGTCCCAAAGAGTATCTTGATGGGATCACTGCATGTCACCTGAGGTTCGGATCTAAGATCTCCCCAGGTAAACACGGATGTTCCCGCATAGCGGTAACATACTGTGAAAAGGTATTAGATATCAGAAATATCTATAAACCTTTTGATGTCCGGTCGATCAATAGATCTACTGAGGCATATGAACAGTCCCCCTTTGTGGATTCCATTAAGGTAAGACTGTTAAGTCCGACTGCAAAGTCTTTTGACGTGCAGGAGGATCGAAATTTAGCCATCGGTAAGGCAATGTCCTTAGGACGAACCCTAAAATGGCTGAATCATGACCACTTTCCCACTAAGTGGGTAAAGATGGTAAGGAACCGATTCTTTCAAAGAATGGGTTCTCTGTTGCCTGATAGGACCTCTGGTATCTATTGGCAATTACTTCTTCCAACCTTTTGGGGGGGGCTAGATTTAGCCGCCCCCGATGAGGTTGAGGAACTTTATAATAAAGTACCTCTATTGACTAAGTCAATTATGGAAGACGTTCTACGATCCGGGCCTTTGGCCGCGGAATCGTCCAAACTATTGCGTAAGTTTCTTACGAACTATAGTTATCGCGGATTCAGACTAGATAAGTCTGACGTCGGCGCGATGAATACTCACCTGGAAGGAGCCATTCAATGGCTCCCGTCTAAGACTTGGGGTGAG